TGATAAGATTATATCTCTTGGCAGACCAAACAATTATGGATCCCCTCCCACCCACAAACGAGCACAAAGCATTAAGAAAAAGAACGAATGGCAAAAAATGGCACATTTAATGGCACAGCCAGGAATGAAGGTTAACGATGCAATTAGATTAGTGCATGGTAATGTTACGGATGCAAAGAGGTGGAATATTAGAAAAACAATGAAAACTGAGGTGTTTAAACAAATGACTAGAGATGAACTAGATAAAATAGTTGAAGAATTTCCTATAGGTAAGATGGATACGGCTAAAGCATTAGCTGCTGTACTAGACAAGGTAATGGATTGGGATGGGGATAGCATGGGTTCTAAAGGTGATCCCAAAGTAGCTATGACAGTTTTAGACAAGTTAATGGATATGAATGAAATGAAAGGCAAAGGTAAAGTTGTTACAACTCACCAGATAGAAGCGTCTACTGTTGAGAATACCTTAGCAGATATTCAGGAAAAGAAAAAATTATTTAAAGCAACACAAACGGAGGTAACAGATGGGTTACAACAGACAACTATCAAAGAAGAACAGCAAGAAGTACAAGAAGAAGAAAAGTAATGGAAAGCCTGCTAACAGCGGAACAAAAAAGTATTCAAAGTAATAATGATTACGAAACAGCTTATGCGTTACAGCAAGAAAAAGTTGGCTTCGAAAGAGATATGGGGTGGTTTGGTAAATATTGTTTTCCAAAAGCACTAGCTAAAGACACGCCCCCATTTCATAGGGATATATATAAATATTTAAAAGATGATGACACTAAACGTGTTCTTATAGCTGCACCTCGTGGAACAGCTAAGAGTACAGTATGTTCACTTATCTTTCCTTTATACAAAATAGGTCATAAAAAACCAGACGATGATTTGTTTATGGTTATTGTTTCTGAGTCTCAAGCTCAGTCAATAAACTTTTTATCCCGTATTAAATATCATTTAGAACATAGTGATAACTTTAAGTCAATATATGGAGACTTTAGTTCTAATACAGCTAGAAGATGGACTGGTACAGATATTATATTAAAGAATGGTACTCGTATTGTAGCAGTGGGTACAGGACAAAGAGTTCGTGGATTTATTGAAGGAGATACTAGACCCAATGTTATTATCGTTGATGACTTTGAATCTGAGCTAAATGCACTTACTCCAGAAGCCAGAACTAAAAACAGAAAGTGGATGACAGAGGCAGTTATACCTTCACTGTCTGATGAGGGCAGAATAATAATGATTGGAACTGTTATATCTGAAGACTGCTTTCTTTATTGGGCTAAAGATAGTCCTGCTTGGCAAACCTTGTGGTATAGCATTTGGGATGATGATGAAAATAGTATATGGCCACAACGTTTTCCTAAAGATAGGATAATGCAAATAAAAAGTGAGTTTGAAAGTGTGGGTAATATAAATGGATTCTACCAAGAGTACATGAATATTGCGCAATCTCCTGATGATGCTCCGTTTAAACCTGATTACATAAAATTACATCATTATGATTTTGAAAGAATAAATGGCCAGCCATGTTTGGTTAGAGAGGTAGCAGATGAAAAGAAAATTATACCAGTCGAACTCTACACTGGAGTTGATCCTGCATCTAGTCTTAGTGCCCGTGCTGACTATTTTGTTATTAGTACCATTGGTATTGACGCTAATAATAATAAATATATTGTTGACATCTTTAGAGAAAGACTCGACCCTGCGGGTCAACCTCAAAAAATTATTGAGGTATTTGAAAAATATAAACCCAAAAGGATGAAGATAGAAACAGTTGCATATCAGGAAGCACTACGTAGCGCAACTAGAGCTTTAATGCTTGAAAAAAATCTATATATACCTGGATTAGAAAAAGGTGTAAAACCACGGAACCGAAAGAGTGAAAGATTACTATCATTAGTACCAGTCTTTGCTAAAGGCGAGTTTTATTTTAGACCTCAAGATTTAACAGCACAGCAGGAGTTCTTATCTTATCCAAGAGGTAAAAATGATGATATTATGGATTCTATATGGACAGCACTTGAAGGTTCTAAGCCTTGCAGGGTAAAAAAGGACGATTTTGACCCTAAAGAAGAACTTGAAATAAAAAGCAATAAACTGCTTGACTGGTTAACCTTATAATGATTAATTTTTAATGATGGCTTACTCTTCAAAATCAGAAAAAACTGGTAAAGAGCTGGTAAATGAAACCCAGCAACTTTTCAAAACGTATTCCAAAAAGCGTGAAACTTGGGCAAACCATGCTCAAGAAGATAAAGAATTTAGACTTGGTAAGCAGTGGACATCTGACCAAAAGCGTATTCTAGAAGAAAGAGGTCAAGCTCCACTAGTCGTCAACCGTATCCATCCAGCAGTCGAAGCAGCTAAAGCTCTTATAACTGCAAACAAACCTCAATTTAGAGTTTCCCCTAGAGAAGATAGTGATAATCAAGTAGCCCAAGCTATGAATGGTTTGCTAGAGTATATCTGGCAAATATCAGAAGGAAATAGCGTTATTAGAAAGGTTGTTGATGATTATTACGTTACTGGTCTTGGGGCAGCTCTGGTCTATGTAGACCCACTGAAGGATATGGGGAAAGGTGAGGTTTGTATTCATGATGTAGACCCACTTGATATATATATTGATCCAAATTCTAGACATCCATTTGCAGATGACGCAGAGAACATTATAATATCAAGATTGTATACTAAAGACCAAGCAAAGTCACTTTACCCAATGTATGAAAAAGCTATTAAGAATGCTTCTACTGAAACTCATCAAACTGACAGGCCCGTAACAGGAAGAGAAGATGATGGTGAGATGTCGTTCCCAGAGGAACCAGGTACGCAAACAATAGTCAATTTTGGTGAAAGTGACGAATACGTAAGAGGGTATGAAAGATACTATTGTATGATGATAGACCATTACAGGGTCTTTGATAAAAATTCTGGATTTGAAGATTTGTTAGATGAAGATGCTTATCAAGAATACATTACTAAAAAAGCGTACATAATTCAAGGCCAAGGTGTTTCAAACGAAGAACAAGCTCAATTTGCTATACAGCAATTGCAAAACATATACCAGCAAAAAGTACAAGAATATACTCAAGCTGGTAGAGTTGATATGCCTCAGCCTCCTCAAGTTGAAGAAGTAACTATAGAAGATTTAATATCAAGAGGTGACATAGAAGTTGTTATAGTTCCAACAAAAAGAATTAAACAATGTGTAATTATGGGCGATAAGTATCTCTACTCTCGTATCCTCCCAACAGACAAATACCCAATTGTATTCTTTATGAATCAACATACCCGTACCCCTTACCCAATGTCAGATGTTCGTATGGTCAAAGGTATGCAGGAATACATCAACAAAACGAGAAGTCTCATTATCGCCCATGCTACTACAAGCACAAACACAAAGATTTTAATACCATCAGGTTCGGTAGATATGAGGGAGTTTGAGCAGAAATGGGCCCAGCCTGGAGTAGCCATCGAGGTTGATTTTGATCAGGGGCAGCCAACACCAGTTCAGCCAACTCCCTTACCGAACGAGCTTTATTCTAACGAAATGACAGCTAAAAATGACATAGACCATCAACTAGGGTTGTACGAAATGACTATGGGTAACTCAGCAGTTGCTCCTCATACATATAAAGCAACCGTAAGTCTTGATGAATTTGGTCAACGTAAAATGAAAAGTAAGCTTGCCGATATTGAAGCAGGTCTTAATAGAATAGGTCAAGTAGCTATCCCATTAATGCAACAACTTTATACTTCTGAAAAAGTTATTAGATTGTTACAGCCAAATAATAGTATCAATGAGTATGTTGTAAATAAAAAACTTTATGATGAAAAAACTCAAGAGATTAAAGTTATAAATGATATAACTACTGGTAAATACGATGTAGTTGTAGTTACTGGTTCTACTTTACCAACGAATAGAATGGCACAGCTTGAAATGTACATGGATGCATTTAAAAATGGTATAATTGATAAACAAGAAGTATTAAAGAAAACAGAAGTCTTTGATATGGAAGGTGTTTTACAAAGAACAGATTTAATTGGCGAGTTGTCTAAGCAATTACAAAAGGCAACTGAAACAATAAAACAAATGCAGGGTGACCTGCAAACAAGAGAGCGTGAAATTTATCACGCCAAAATGAAAGCCGAAATCGAAAAGACAAAGTCAGATTTGAAGGCAACTTCAAATAAGGCAAAGATGTCTGGCACTCTATTTGAGAAACGCCTAGATGATGCTTTAGGGTCAGTAAAAAAAGAAATGGCAGAAGTCATTTCAAAGAATACAGACTTACCTTCTCCAGGCCCTAGGAAGAAGCAGTCTAAAAAATAGGAGAATATAATGGCAGAAGAACAAGTAATAGATACCCCTCCAGTTAGTGAACCAACACAAGAAACTCATTCTGTTGATTTACAAGACGAGGGCTCTTTAGTTGATGACGTCATATTTGGTGGTAAGCAAGGCAGCTTAGAAGAAGCCTTCAATGAACCTGAAGTCCCACTGGAACCCGATGCTGCAGTGGCAGCCGAACAACCAGTTGAGCAACCAGTTCAAGAAGAACCTGCTTCTGAGACTCCAGCAGATAACGATCAAGTTAGATATCAGTATTGGCAATCTCAAGCTGATAAGTTGAAGAACCAGAACGATGTATTATTGCAACAATTGCAAATGCAGCAAGTTCAACCTCAACAAGAGCAAGAGATAGCTGAGCCTGAAATAGAATTGCCTGAGCCACCTGAGAAGCCTCAAAGACCTTATAATTTTTCAATGGATGAAGCCCTCTCTGATCCACAATCTGAAAGCGCACGATTTGTTAGACAAGAGCAAGCTTGGCGAGATGATATGGATGATTACAAGAATATGCAATTTGAATACCAAATGGCTATGCTTGAAGATGAAAGAGAACAGATGAGAGCCCAAAGGCAAGAGGAGATACAACGCCAACAAGCAGCTCAACAAGAAGCAGCTCAAATTAACAGTATCAAACAGGATGTAATGAGCAAATACAATGTAGATGCAAATACTGCTGAAGATTTTGTTAGGGTGATGTCTGATCCTCAGTCGATAAGCATGGATAATCTATGGAAATTATATTCATCAGATAAAGGTGTAAGCTCCCCAAATACTCCTCCAGCTCCGTCAGCGGAGTTTGAGCAAGTAAAAAGGGCACAGCAAGTACCTACATCTATGGGCGTGATGCCTTCTCAAAATAGACAAAACGAGGGGTCAATGGAAGATAAGATTATGGACAGTATGATTTCTGACTATAATAAACAAAACCCCTGGACTTAATTAATTAGAAACTATTTGGAGTAATAAATGGCAAACGTGTTTAGTACCACCTCTGGTGGTGGAATGCAGTCATCTTCAGTTGATCATTCAAGACGGATGTTTAACTTTGGTGACAGAGTTGCTGAACTCGCTCCAAAACAGTCTCCATTCTTTACATATTTGTCTAAAGTTGCAAAGAAACCAACTGACGATCCTGTTTTTAAATTCTTAGAACAGCGTCATCAGTGGCAACGTCGTAACTTTAAAATAAAGACAGCTGCAGTTACAAGTGCTTATTCCTCAAATTGGAATATTAGCAATGTAGAAGTAGATTGTCTTTATGACTCATATGGTCGTGTATCCACTACTGGTAAACAACCTGGATTTCTTTTAAAAGACCAGATTGTTGCAATCAAAGGTGAATACGATGCAGATGGAAGTGACGGAAGTGACGTCCCAGCAATAGCTTATTATAAGATAACTGCTGACCCAGACTTAACTGACGATGCTTCTCATACACGCATAACGGCAAGCTTCATTAAGGCAGTCTATGTACCTACTAGTTCAAACTCTGGACAATTTACTCCAGCTAATGCTAGTAAATTTCGTTTAGACGCTGGTGGTGAAGGTCAGGTAGTTGGCTCAGCATTTGCTGAAGGTTCAACTGATCCTGAAGGATGGAAAGACGAGTTCTTCGATAGAGAAGGTTATACGCAGATTTTTAAAACTGCAATCTCTTTATTTAGTGGAACTTCATTAGCTACCCGCTATCGTGGTGTATCTAATGAGTATAAGCGAGTATGGCAACAAAAGTTAATGGAACATAAGATGGACTTGGAGCATGCAATGCTCTTTGGTGTGGGGTCTGATGACTCTACAACAACTGGCCCAGTAAGAAGAACATGGGGTATTGTACCCTATACAGAATCATATGGTAAAATTAAACATTTTACTTATTCTGGTTCTTCTTATGACGATTTTATTGACGCTATGGAAGATGTCTTCTCACCTGAATCAGGTAATAGCGGTAATAAGCTAGTTCTTGCGTCACGCAAGGTCTTAAGTTACTTTAACAAGCTTGGCGGAAGCTCTTTCTTAGGAAATACAATGGCACTTGGACACACAGCTACTACTAGCGGTGGTTCAAATGGTTATTCCATGGACATTCAGAATGTTAAGGGTGCATTTGGTCACAACGTAACAAGAGTAAGTACTCTTTACGGTGACCTCAACTTAGTTGAGCAGCCTTTATTCAGAGGTATGTGGGAAGATTATGCTATTATGATTGACCTTAAGAATGTGGCTTATCGTCCATTAGCTGCTAATGGTGTATCTCGTGATACGCAAATTATCACTAATGTGCAAAACAACAATGTTGACGGAAGGAAAGATATCGTCATGACCGAAGCTGGTCTTGAGATTTCTCTACCTGAAACTCACACCTTGTTAAAGTTCGCATAATTCAGTAATTTATAGGGGGTCTTTATGGCCCCCTATACTGGAGAGTAATATGAAAATAGTAACAAGTAATGATATCGGTGGCAAGTGGCAATCTGGTAAAGAAGAAGTAAATAACAATAGCAGACGCCAACAAAACACCAAACCTAAAAAAGGTAAAAAGAAATGACACTTAGAGCTGCAATTAAAATAATGCAAATGTCAAAAAAAGCTATGAAAGCCAAATATGGAAGAACAGCAACTTCTAAATTTATTGATGCTAAACTAAAAATTAAAGAAGCTGGTTTAAGTATGAGAAAAGCTAAAAATAAAGCTTTTTCAAAAGCGGGTTCTTTTTCAGAAAAAGGTTTTCGAGTTTCAAATCAAATGATAAGAGATGATGCTGGTAGAAATTTAAGAAAACAAGCTAAAAAGAAAGCATTAAATAGACCAACCAAGAGAGATATAAGGGAAATGCGTGAAAAAAGAGACGCAGATGCTGTAAGATATCGTGGAAAACTTGGAGATTTGGGTGATTAATTAAATGGCTTTTGTAGACGAAGTAGGATATTATGCTGGTAGCACTAGTGGCAAAAACTCTGAGATATCAAAGTTTTTAGCTAATGGTGTGCAGTGGGTTATTAATCAAATAGAAAAGACTAACCCTGATATGCTACCTTTGTTTGCATCTTTACAAACATTAAATGATAGTGCTAAAACATTAACGTTAAGCAGTAACGCAAAAATTATAGATGTAGTAAGAAGAAATGGTAATGCAACAAATGGAGAAGAGTTAAAGTGTAGCCCAATAAACGCAGCTTTTAGAAGTAATGCTAAAAATGTAGATAGCATTTATTACGCAAGTAAAGATTCTCCAGTTTATTATATTGACAATGCGGTTCTCAATGTACTTCCCGTTCCAAATAACGATGAAATAGTAAAGATAAGTATAGTCTTGCCAGATACTTCAGTAGCTCATAGCGATAGTGCTATAGATAATTTTCCTTCTGAGTTATATCATGCAGTAGTTTTGTATGCAGCTGGTCAATTAATTTACAACAAAATGTCAGCTAGTAATGCCAAGCTTCCTACTGATCTAGATTCTGATACAACTCCGTTTAATGCTATAGATGATTTAAGTACAGCAATTACAGTAAGCACAGCTAGCTTACCAGCAGCTTTTAACGAAAGTGATGTAGGAACTGTTCCTACTCTTAATATTCAAACTTCTTTAAACTCTGAATATGCAGATGCGCTAGCTGTTGCAAAAGCACTTATAGATGTTGATGCAGCAGATGATGATGGGGGTACTAATGCAGAGTCAGCTGTATATTGGTTGGCTGACGAAGACGAAGAAATGGTTCAATCTACTTTAAATACTGCAGCACAAGAGCTGCAAAGAGCTTCTAGTTATCTTGCAAAGTTTCAAGCAGATATTAATAAAGAAGTTCAAGAGTTTACTGTTGATATGCAAACATACCAAGCTAAAGTAGCTGAAGAATCTGCTAAGGCAAATATTAACACTACTAGATATCAAACAGAATTAAACAAATCTGTACAAACAGCTCAGAATGAATTAGCTGAATTTAACGCTAATGTTCAAAAAAGCATTAGTCTTTATACAACCGTTATTGGTAAATTAACCACAGATTACCAGTGGTTACAAGGTCAATACCAGATTGTTAAGCAAGAATTAGCTGAGTTTATGGCACCTTATACAACTTTTGGTAAGCTAGATTCAACAGTAGAAGGAGTTAAACGATGAAGCTTAAAGAAATGGTTGAACTAGTTCAGCAGCATCATCCTGATTTAGGTGTTACTGAAATAGTAAAAATGCTTAACACGGCACAAGAAGAATATAGCCAAAGAACAAGAATGCTTGAAAGAGCTACACAATTTGATTTAGATGGTAATAACGAGCAAAGATATTACGCATTAGATGAATCAATTCTTGAAATTAAATCAGTTGATATGGAAGGAGCCGATGGCTCTACGGATCATGTAAATATACCAAAATTAGTAGGTAGGCCAGTAAGAAGGGATTTGACCTAGTGGCAGGTACATATGTAGATACTTATAGTAAACGTTACGCTACTCATAAATGGGTATGGTGGACAGAACGAGATGCTATTGGTATAGCTAAATTTGACCCTGTAGCTGAAAAGTTTTATTCACCTAGTGCAGACCAGCACGGTAAGAAGATTACTTTATTTTATTACAAAAAAGCTACTAAGTTTACAGAGCCTAGCGATACAACTAACTTTTCATGGAGCGCTACTAGTGATTTTCCAGGACAATTTCATGATTACATAGTTGCAAAAGCAATAGCTCTTGGTTATGAAAAGAAACCAGAACAATTACAACTTGCTCTTTACTTTCATGAAAAATTTGAAAAAGGTGTTCGAGAAGGTAGAAACTATGCTTACAGAGCTAGAGCAGGGACTGTTAAATACATTAAACCAGTGGACTTTTAATGGCAATAAATACCAGAGCATTTGATTGGTCAACTAATAATTTTGGCTTGGCAGAATGGGATGATATAGGGTGGTCATTTAGCGAGCTTGGCGATGGTCAGCATTTTAATTCATATAGTGCTGATAATTTTACACCTCAAGACGCACCAGATGATTTTAGCTATACAGCTTCTACTAGGCCAACAGCTCCAACGTTAAGTAATGTTGCCGCTGTATCAGAACCTACATATACAGCAATAACAGTTGGTTCTGAAAATTTTACAGATACAAGTATTGCTTCGGTTACATTTAATGAAGTAGTAATATCAGGAGAACATTAATGGCTGGAACTTTATCAGCACCAAATAAAATTAAAGATGTTTATACAAAGCTTGTCTTTAAGGGTGATGACGGCAATCTTTATATTGACAACGGAACTGCAGATCAAATTGTACAGAATCTGCCAATGCAAGGAGTAACTGCAAGTACTTCAGCTCCAAGTTCGGGTGTCAATGAAGGTGACCTTTTTTATGACACGGACGATGATGTGTTCTACGTTAGAGATGAAGACTCTTGGAATGAAGTCTTAGTGGCTGGAGTTTCTAGCCTTAACGGTGGAACGTTTACTTAATAGGAGATAAGTATGGCTAATACCATTCAGATAAAACGCCATAGTAGCAATACTGATACAAGTGCACCTAGCTCTTTGCTAAGTGGTGAGCTTGCATTAAGTCAAGCTGGTAAAAAACTGTATGTAGGCCGTCATAACAATAGCAGCGTGGAAGTGTTTCACTTGCCAACACTACAAGATATTACTTATGGTAATGGTGTTACTGGAACAGTAGCTTCTGGTAGTGATGACAACTCAGTAACTGTAGCAGTTGATGTAACTGATTCTAATATATTTGGTACAACTAGTGCTAAGGGTATAGCTCAGTTTAATTCAGATAACTTTGCTGTAAGTTCTGGTGTTGTTACAATTAAAGATAATGGTGTAATACTTGGTACAGAAACAACTGGTAGCTATGTAGCTAGTTTAGTTGCTGGTACTGGTATAGCCTTATCAAACAACTCTGGTGAAGGTGCTACGCCTACAGTTGCTATTGATACAAGTTCTAGCCCAACAGTTGCTGGTATAACAGCTGGTAATGTTAAAGTTGGTGTTACTGCTGATGGCGAGATTGACACTTCTAGTGGCAACCTTGTTATAGACTCAGCTGGTGGAACGGTTCAGGTTGATGATAACTTAACGGTTACTGGTAACTTGACAGTTAATGGAACTACTACGACGGTTAATTCGACAACGATAACAATAGATGATCCAATTATGACTTTGGGTGGAGACTCTGCCCCAGGTTCAGATGACAATAAAGACAGAGGTATCTTAGCACAGTATTATGATAGCAGTGCTAAAAAGATGTTCTTTGGTATGGATGATAGTAACTCACATAGATTTACTTATATTCCTGTAGCAACTGAATCTACTGGTGTTATATCTGGTTCTGTTGGTGATTGTCAATTTGCAACAGGTTATTTTACAGCTATCAGTGGAGCAACTATTGATGGCGGAACATTTAGCGATTAGGAGAAATAATGGCAAATACTATCAAGCTAAAGAAGGATGGTTCTTCTGGAGGAGAGCCTACGGTAAACTCAAATGGCTCTGAGAGTAGTAATGGCTTGGCTCCAGGTGAAGTTGCTATCAATTATAGAGATGGCAAGCTTTTTTATGCCAAGTACAATGGTTCTACTTACTCCAAAGGTCATTTCCCAGATAATGATAACGTTCAAGGAGATGCTACTGCTCTTGCAATTGCATTAGGCTAGTATGGCAAATACTTTTAAATTAAAAACGGATGCTAATTCTTCGACAAGCTTATCAGCTGTGTACACTGTACCCTCGTCTACTACAGCTATTGTAATAGGATGTACATTGTCAAATACAAGTGGCAACGCTATAACAGCAGATGTTAAGATTGTTACAAATAGTTCATCTGGAGAAAATGCAGACGATGTATATATCGTCAAAGGAGCACCTATCCCCCAAGGAGGTTCGCTTGAGGTAATGTCTGGCAATAAAATTGTCCTTGAAGCCGCAGACGCATTGCAAACACTATCTAGTGCTAGTAATGCTTTAGACGTTGTACTCTCAATTATGGAGATTACCTAATGGGTTACATAGGTAAAGTTCCAGCAGACGTATTAATAGACCCCCATGTTGATTCAGCATCAATAGTTGATTCTACTATTGTAACTGCTGACATTGCTAACGATGCAGTCACATCAGCAAAACTTGCACAAAACTCAGTAGATAGTTCTGAGCTTATAGATGGATCAGTAGATAACTCACACTTAGCTGGTTCTATAGCAATGAACAAAACATTGTTATCTGCTGGTACAGGCTTAACGTTAAGTACAAACACGCTTAGCGTAGATGCAGCACAAACTCAAATAACATCAGTTGGAACTATAGGCACAGGCGTATGGCAAGGGACTAAGGTTGCAAGTGCTTACCTTGATGATGATACTGCTCATTTATCAGGTAGTACATTTACAGGGGCATTGATATCTGATTATAATGGTGGTAGAAACTTAAAAATTACAAACACTAGTGATAATGAAGGAATATGGATAGATAATAATAGTAGTTCTCTTACTTCTGCCTTAATAAATCTACACGGTTACAATTCATCCGATATGGCAAACTTTATGTTTCTTCACGGTTATGATAGTAATGCAAGTGCTACAAAATTCAAAATTTTAGGAGATGGTTCAGCCACTTTTGCAGGTAATATAACACAATCTGCAAGTGGTAATTTAAGGCATACTATTACAGCAGGTGGTAGTGGAGAAGCATCTTTGCTTTTACAAGCAAACAATAGCACAGGTGATTCTTTTATAAGATGGGAAACAAATGCTACAACTTTTTGTATGGGTTTTGATAATTCTGATGGTGATAAATTTATTTTAAGCGCAGGAAGTGACCCTCATTCTAATAGTGTAATAAATATTCAACCTGGTGGTTCGTCAATAGCCGTAGATAAACCTTTAAGTTTTACAGATGTAGTAATAGGTGAAACAAATTCACATATTTCATATACAGCAGGTCAAGGAACAGACACAGTAACTGGTGGAGCTTTTCGTGCCCCAGGTTCTGATATAGTTACAGGAAGAATCTTTTTTCAAGGCTATCAAAATGGTGCAACTGATTTAGTAGGTATTAATAATGAATCAGATAAATTAGTAGTTTATAATTACACAGATAATGCTTATATGTTAAAATTTGACCACGGTGGAAGTGCTGATTTTACAGGTAATGTTGGAATAAATGGCGATAGATATATGCTCATGGAAAGCGATGCTAACAAAGGGTATCTTGGTAAAGATGATTGGGCAACAAGTGGTGGAAGCGCTGACAATATTAATCTTGGTTGTTATGGTGGTCAAGTTAAAATAACAGCAGGTTCAAACAGTAGTTCAACTTCTAATATTGTTTGTTTAACAGATAAATCAACACATTTTAATAATTTTATTAATGTTGAAGGAGATGTACAACACAAGGCTTCGTCAGGAAGCGGAGTTACTGTTTATAAATTATGGCAACAAAATGGAGGGTATACTGGAGATATTGATATTGTATGTACTGCAAGTGGTTGGAAAAGTTTTATTTATGATTTATGTGTAATAGGTCATGGTGGTGGTGGAAATTGGCGTGGGTTCGCTTATCACAATGGAGGAATAACTCACGGTTATCAATCAGTTACTAATAACAATGGTGCTGTAGGTTCTATGAGTTTAACTACATCAGGTCAAAGCATGACATTTTCAATTCCTCTTAGCTCTACACTTACTCATGTATTGATTGAATTTACACTTTCAACAGGAGGTGGAGACCTCATAACACAAGACGATATATCAATAAGTATAGATTAATATGGCATTAACTAAGATCAAATTAAACACAATGGTTACAGGTACTTTGCCCGATGCAAACATACCTGATGATATTACTATTGATACCGCAGCTGCTGTTCCTGCTAGTGGCTTAACGGGTAATACATTGGCTAGTGGAGTAACTGCAAGTTCACTTACTTCAGTAGGCACTCTTACATCTTTAACTGTAGACAATATAAGTGTTAATGGGACAACTATTGGGCATACTAGCGATACCGATTTGCTTACATTTGCAAGTTCAAAGCTAACTGTAGCAGGAGATGTAAAAGTTGATGGAGGTAATGCACTTTTACTAAGAGAAGATGATACCTACATAAATTCACCGTCTAGCGATAAAATAGATTTCAGAACTGGTGGAAGTGTTGCTATGACGATAGACACGAATCAGCACATAGGAATAGGAACAACCTCGCCATACGATGATTCTTGGGGAGGCACATCAAAACAATTAACTATATCAGGTTCAGGTTTTGGTGTTTTAAATTTAATTGATACAGGAACCCCAACAAGATATGCCATAGGAGCAGGTAGTGGTAATCATTATTTATCTTATGATGATGTTAATTCACGTCATAATTTAATTATAAATAACTCAGGAAATGCTACCTTTGCAGGTACAGCAAGAGTGGAGGGGAAAAGACTTGATTTAGCAAGCGGCACAAGCGGTAATGATGATTTTTATATTTATTCTATTGCAGATGATAGTGCAGGAACACAGAGAATAGGCTCTGCTATAAAATTTATGTCTACTGCAGCAAGTGGTGCTAATAACGGTGAACTATCTTTGATGACCGCAACAGGTAATACTTTAACCGAAAGAATGCGTATCACAAATGAGGGTAGAGTACAGCAGTTAAATACAAGTATAGCTAACAGTTGTTTTGATATTTTAAATACTAGCTCTAGTGGGTATGGTGTTCATATACAAGCAGGTACAGGTTCTAACTATTCTTTAGTTGTTAAAAACAAAGATAATACTGAAGGCTTCAAAGTTCTTGGTAATGGATTAGTTCAATGTTTAAGAGGGTTTACCAACGGACAAGCTCTTGATATAGAAGGGGAAACATTTGGCAGAACTAATGGCTCTAGCTATGCTTTTGGATATAGACAAGACCACGCATCAGGTGGGTTAATGAAAATGCAAAAAGGTGCTACTGATGTATTTTTAATGACTAACTCAGGTAGGATAGCGCAAGAAATTAGTGAAGGTAGTGCGTATGCGGCAACTTTTGAAAACACATCTAGCGGTGGGTATGGATTAAGGGTTTATGGTGGAGCAAGTTGGGCAGATAATGCTTTACAAGTTAATGACCATAATGGTAATGAAGCGTTTGCTGTAAAGGCAAATGGAATAACTGTATCTGACGTTAAAATTAGACAAGCTTATGTAACTGCTACATTTCCTCAAAACTCAACAACAACAAGAACATTTAATCTTATGACTTTGTTAGGAGTTTCAGCAGGTACTCCTTATGGTGTAGTAGAGCTTTTATTTAACATATATGGAAATGGTGGAAATTGGGATTGCGAAGTTCATAGGGTTACTTGTAGTGGGTATATGCACACAGGATACAATCAAGACCAAGCGTGGAATTTAGTACACGAAGTGTTAGATGCAGGAACAGGTAATAGTGCTATTAGTAGTATTACTTTAAGTGGTTCAGGTGGAGATTTAAATATAGCATATACTAATGGTGATTCTAATGATGATGCTTATTTAAGAGGAATATTAAGAGGAAGTGTAAATTAATGGCTGAAGATAAAAAACCAATTTACGAAAGAGAAGATGGCTTAATTGACCATCATAACTACGATTTTGTAGAAGTAGAAGAAGGAAGATTTGAAATACAAGAAATTGTAAAAGAAGAATCTGAAAAGGAAAAAGAATAATGCCTTATATTGGAAGAGCAGCAACTAACGCAGGATCAGTAAATTATCTTGACGATATATCATCTGGGTTTGATGGTAGTGATACTACCTTTACTTGTGCTATAAGTGGCACAACAATTACACCTGGACAAGAGAATGTATACTTATATCTTGATGGTGTGTTCCAACATCCTACAGATGCTTATAGCATAAGCGGTTCTACAATTACATTTACAGAAGCCCCTGCTAGTGGTGTAGCTTTTACGGGTTACGTAGCTGGTGAAGGAGCTTATCTAGATGATGGTACTGTTAGTACAGCCAAGCTTGACGATGACGCTGTAACAGCATCAAAGCTTGACGATGATGGTACTGGTTTTCAGGTAGGAGACTTAGGTGTAGGGGGTAGCCTTACCTCAGGTGATAAACTAACCGTTACGGGGCGTTTACGGGCTTCTGGTGGCATTATAGGAGACCTTACTGGTGATGTTACAGGAGATTTAACAGGCGATGTAACTGGAAATTTAACAGGTAATGTTACTGGTAATGTTACTGGGAATGTTACTGGCAACACAAGCGGTACCGCAGCAACAGTTACAGGAGCTGCTCAATCTGCTATTACCTCGGTAGGTACTCTTACGTCTTTAACTACATCAGGCTCAACAGGTAGCAATTATATAGGTTCATTTACTAATACATCAGCAACAGGTTGGGGTTTATTTGTCAAGGGTGGTGCTGATAACGCAGATTACACACTAAGAGTACAGGACAAAGACGCAGGAGATTTGTTGTCAGTAAAAGCAGGAGGTCGTGTAGGAGTATTAACTAACGACCCATCGCATAGTATGGTTATAAAAACTCATTCGAGTGGTACAGTTAATGTATTTAAAATTGAAGAAAAAGATTCTACTGATGCACTTGTACACGCATCATTTGCTAATAGCCATGATGAAGGTTCAATAGGAGTTTATTATGGTGGAACTCTTAAAAATTATTTTAGAGGAAATGGTACATCTTATATTAAAGGTGGAGACCTAGAAATTGGAGTAGGAAACGACACAAAAGAATTAAGAGTTAATAGAACAAAAATTAGACACTTAGAAGGTCTTGCAGATAATGCAAACTGGACAGGTGCAGAATTATATATTAATCATATTAATAATGGCAATATATATATGAGTGGCACAGGTTCAGTAGGTATTGGCACATCATCAATTAACTCTAATGCTAAACTTCATATTAGAGGAGCAAGTAGTGGTCAAACATCTTCAAGTAACAATACACAGCTTACGATAGAAAATAGTGGTACAGCAGGTATTCAGCTATTAACAGGCACAACAAATGTCGGTGGTATATGGGTTGGAGATTCTAATGGTTCAGAAACAGGTGGAAAGCTGTATTATAGTAATAATAGTGATTTTTGGCAATTTTACAATTCAGGTAGTGTAGATAGTTTGAACATAAGTACAAATATGGTTAGACTTTTTAACGCTGATTCAGGTTCAGCAGGTAGTACTTTAAAACAATTATCAATGGGTTGGTCTACTAGTACATATTGGGATACTACCAGTACAGGTACATTTGTAGGAATGTCAATTGCTAATGCTCATAATGATGTAGGAGTGGGATGTGGTATTCAGTTTGTTACTAGAAGCAGTAGTTCAGGTATAAGCTATATAGTAAGTAGAGGTGAAGGTTCTGATAGGTCTTCTCTACATTTTGGAACAAGAGGCTCTGATGGTGTGCAAAGAAGAATGCACATTGGCGATGATGGCTCAGTTAATATAAATGCAAATAGCAATAATAAAGCATCTTTAAATGTAGCGGCAAGTGGTTCAGGGCAAGCCCCTAACGATGCTAAAGTTTATGTGTCAAAAAACAGTAGTAACGATTGGAGTTTTAAAAGCGCTGCTGGTGCTGATGACTATGGATTCCATACTAATGGTGCTGGAAGCTACGCTTTATATGTAACAAACCATAGTGCATCTGGAGCTGCTACTTTTAGAGTAGAGTATGATGGTGATATATTATCAGCAAATACAAGTATTAGTAGTATATCAGATAGAAGATTAAAAAAAGAAATTACTAATGCTACTTCTCAATGGGATGATATAAAAGCACTTAACTTTGTTAATTACAAATGGAAAAAAAGCACAGGTATGGATGATTCTATAAAATATCTTGGATTGGTTGCAGATGAGGTTGAATCAGTTTCTCCAGGTCTTATAAAAATAAATGCACAATCTAAAGAAGATATTGACGCAGGAGTAGAAGACCCTGAATATAAAACAGTTAAATATTCTATTGTATGGATGAAAGCAGTGAAGGCTTTGCAAGAGGCTATGGCTAAAATAGAAACATTAGAAGCTAAAGTAGAGGCATTAGAAAATGCTTAAAAAATTAAACGAGTGGATAGACACAAGCAAGATATTGCACGGATTGGTGCTAATTGGATTTGCTATAGCTATATTATTTAGCGCCTTAAGCTGTGCTGATGAGTTTTATTTTGGTAAAGACAAAGATGAGATCAATGCAGAATTGACTCAAATTATGTTTGAAGTAGATAGTTTATTAATAGATATACAACATATGCTAGATTCAACACATACAGATGGAACATATCATGACATTAATTAGGATAAGTTTTGTTTTAATAGTGTGGATACTTATCCTTAGTAGTTGTTCTATAAATACATCTATTGATCCAATACCAAATAGAATTAAAGATACTACTGGTAATTTGCATTATTATACCTTGCATAGAATGACTACAATGAATGAACACGTAAAGTGGTGTGAATTACATCAAACCTGGGAAAATGTGGAGACTATAAATGACTAAACCTATTGGACAAGATTCAAGCCTTAACATATCATTGCCTATGCTTTTCCAAGCAGTAGCAGTTATTGGTGCTATGGTCTGGGGCTATGGTGAATTAAATGGTCGTATATCTTTTCTTGAATATCAAGTAAGAATAAACGAGGAACATATAGAAGCTATTGAAGAAGATGCTAAAGAAAGTCAAAATGCTGAGATACCTGCTGATATTAGACAAAATGAAAAGATTAGAGTGCTTGAAGAAGAAGTAAATAAATTAAGAGAGCAAAGGAAATGACATGGTTTTATACATTATGTGTGATTGCGATTGCACTTGTTGTTGCGGATGAAAAAGGAACTTTGGAACCCGCAGTAAATAACTTTGAAGAAAAACTTGGAATTAGAACTGAGTTACCAGCAGATACAACGGAGGTTGAGCTAGATGTCGAAAGGTATTAGTGAAGATGCACAGATACATATTTCGATTGCTTTTCTTATTAAGGCGATGGTTGCAGTTGCGGTGGTGGTTGGCAGTTGGTACCAAGCCCAAATGCAATTCGCAGAGCAAGAAAGAAGAATAAAAGATTTAGAAAGAAAAGTTAACGTGCTAAACGCAAGTGTTGAAGGAATGGAGACTCAACATATACAAAAGTTAGAAGAAGAAAATAGAAGCTTAATGCAAAGATTAGGAATTAAAAAGTAAAGTACTTAACTTTATACATTAAATACAGGAGATAAATGTGTCTATTGATGAACTTAAAACACAAATTGAACAGTTAACAGAACAACAAAAACAAGCTGAAGTTAACTTTCATCAAATAACTGGTGCTATTGCAGCAACACAACAACTACTTGAAAAAGCAGAAGCTAAGGAAAGTGGTTCTAAAGAAGACAAAAAAGATAAAAAATAATGCCAGCTACTAGTGTATCCAGACAAAACCAGCTTGACATACAGGAAGTAAAAACTGATGTTAAATACATTAGGGAACATATGGTTCCAGCTAAAGATTTTTACAGACTGCAAGGGGCTGTAATTGTTGTAGGGACTATACTATTATCTGGAGTAACTTATCTTTTTACTTTAATAAACTAAGGAGTTCAAATGAACGTAGCAAAACTAATAGCTGATCAAATGTTTAACGACGCTACTAAAGCAAAAGTAGTTGACGGCTTAAATAAGAATATTAATATTCCTATTATTAACGAAGATACTGAAGAAAAAATCATTACTGCTATTTACGAAGTAGTAGAAGATGTAATGAAAGAAGTATTGGGAGCAAAGTAATCGCTTTAATAACTATAACGGTTTCTAATTTTGACCAAGTAATTGGTACAAAAAAATTCCCACAAAAACCTGATAAATGCCCTCATTGTTATTCAAAAGATATGAAGGATATAGAAGTCTTAGGGGCCTACAATGGCCCCTTATTTTGGGAATGTGGAACCTGTGGAGTTCAATTGCTAAGATTTAGCAGGAGAACAACCAATAAACATCTTAAAAAAGTAGAACAACTCTACTATGATATGGATGAAAACTGGATGGAGCGAATATGCGAAGAGTCGCCAAATTAGATAAGGGTGTAACTAAACGTGGTATTGTTACACCTGATAAGCATTTCCCGTTACATGACGAGAAAGCAATTAATTGTTTATTAAAAGCAATTAATTTAATTAAACCTGATTTTTACATAGATTTAGGTGATGTCGGTGAGTTTGAAAGTGTAAGTCACTGGCAGTGGAAAAAGAAAAAACGTCCACCATTAGAATACCAGCTTCCTTTTGTAGAAAAGGAAGTAATTGAAGTAAATAAAGGGCTTGACAGAATAGATGAAGCTCTTGATAAGGTGAACTGTAAAGAAAAATACTTTACGCAAGGTAATCACGATGAATGGTTAGATAGGTTTGTGATGGAAAATCCTTATCTTACTCAATACAAATGCAAGAAAGCATTGAAAATAGATGAAAGAGGATACAAGTTTTATCCTGCTGGTAAGTATCTAAAGATGGGTAGTTTAAATTATTATCACGGCCATCATTTTGCTGGCGTACAACATACTAGAAACCATTTAATTAGATTGGGTGCTAATGTAATGTACGGTCATCATCATGATCTACAGCAAAGTAGTGTAACTCATCTTGACGGAGTAAAGTCCGCTTGGTCAATAGGATGTTTAAAAGATATGACATCTGAAAAGAATGCTTGGCTTGGCGGTAGACAACATAACTGGGCACATGCCTTTGCAGTTGTAGATTACTTTGACAAAGGATTGTTTACAGTACATGTAATCAATATTATAGAAGGTAAGACTTCGCTGTGGGGTAAGCTTATAGAGGGATAATATGCCAAAGCAATTGCTTGAAATAACTAAGTTTATGAACGGGACAGTAACTACTCCTGACGATAGAGATACCCCTGAGCAATCTGCTAGCTATTCTCTTAATTTAGACTGTGTAAATAAAGACGGTGTTTTGCAAGGGACACCTCTAAACTCTGATATTACTGTACATAAGAACGCATCTGGAACTACTGCTTCTGATGTAGACTTTGATAAAGCTGCAGTTATAAAAACTTTAAAATCTGACAATACAACTCAAGAAGATGTTATAGCTTGGGAAAACGATCAAAATAAGTTAAGATTTATACAAGATGCTGCAGCTACAAATCCTTTGCTAGACCCAAATGGAACTCCCTTTGCTACAGATGGAATTGGTTATTCTGATGTAAGGTTAGAAGATGTAGCTATGGAAACCAATAATAAAGAAGTCCATATAGGTTTAGGGAAAGCTAATCGTCCTCAATGGGCTGGATATACCAACCATGCTGGAGTTGTTTATGAAGCAGGTAAGCTTATCGTAGAAGATGCGGAAGTTAAATATCCATCTTCTATTCCTTATATGCATAAAGTAGTAAGAGCAGGAAATGATGGATATATTTATGGTATAGAAAGAGGTGGAACAAGGATATGGAAAATAGATGGTACCAATGGAACTAAAGTATCTACTTCCATAAAAGGTACTTTTGAGAATTTAAAATCTATTGCTACTGATGGCTCTGGGAATCTTTTTGTGCTTGACAAGGTTGGAACTGGTAAAGTTTATAAAGTAGCTACTAGCAATCTAGATGAAGCCTCAGTTACCTATACATTACCAACTACATACCCTGGGCCAAGCGGTTCACAATATTCAGACATAGAATATACTTCTACAAATACAACTTTATGGATTGCAGCTCATTACGATAATAGATTTAATACAAGTGCTCAGGCTGCAGACCAATTAATATGGAAATTTACAGCTGGTGGCTCTGATGCTACGGTTACCTTAACTAATATGATGCCAAGAATGACTGGAACTAGTGATGCTGCTCAAGGGACTTGGGTAATAACTCAAGACCAAAATACTAACGATGCAATAGATGATGATGAATTTCAACCTACTAGTAATACTATACAAGAAACTTTTCCAAGATGTTTATTAAAACATGGCTCTGATAATGCTGCTATATATTGGTTAGCTAGATATCAAAATACTGGAGATGATGGAATAGACTTTGGTGTTAGGTGGCTTACAAAACCTGCTAGTGGCAATGTTACTGGAAGCACTCCACTTGCCAATGTAGAATCTGTTTCTGCTCCAATAACTCTTGGATTGCATAGAATTAAAAATGATCATAGTACAGCTTCAAATAATGGTGCTGCTACAGATTTTGTTCCCATATATAACGTTTATCATCCAGCAGGTGCTAATGGAAGCGTAAGCGCTCCAGGGCAAGGAGTTGCTACATTTACTCCTATAAATATAGATAGCATTGGAATTAACGATAATAATACTGAAATATATCTTACTATAGGTAGTACTATACAAAAACTATCTGGAGATATAGATGTTAACTGGACTACTCCTCAAACAAGTGGTAACTACAATAAATACCATTTAGTTTCTGCAGATGCTGTTGGCCCCACAAATGAAATACAATATAGTATGACCCCTTCTGGACAAGTTGCGAGGACTGGAGTTAAAGTTAATTTTGGTTATATTCCTAGCACTGCAAACGTTGGAAATGCTTATTCTGCTGATGGTACTAACATGGTTATGTTAAGACAATCTGGGACTGCAGGGTTTGACACGCTTAGCAAAACATTTAATGACACAGCAGTGCTAACGCTTAAAAAAGACCATAGCGTTATTGGTTTAAGCATTTCAGATCAAAACAATACAACTTCAGAATTGCAATCAGGTTATACATATTTTTATAAATTAACTATGCTTTACGATGGCTATCAAGAAACTCCTTTATCTACAGAAACTTTTGTAGATACAAACAGCACTACAAAAAATAATGAATTAGCTATTACTATTAATGATAAAACACAAATATCTGATAGAGTTTCTGCTATAAAAATTTATAGAGCAGAGAATACATCTTCTGCCGCTACGGCTCCAGTATCAGTTTATAGATTAATAAAACAATTAGAAGTGTCTACGGGTTGGCAGGATTCAGGCACAGTAGTTATGACTAAAACCATAACAGATACTGGTATTAAAGGCGCTTCTTTTGAAGCAGAGTCAGGCTTACCAGAAACTTTAAGTGCAACTTTACCACACTATTCTTTATCTGCACAATTAAATAATCAACATTATATAGGCAAGTGTAATCATGAAGGCTACATAGATGATGCTAGTTCTTATATATTTGTGTCTAAGGTTGGAAAATTTGATGTATTTGATTGGTTATTAGATTTTATTAAACTCCCTACAATACCAACAACACTTATTTCTTTTGCTGGTAGAATATTTGCATTTGATGAGAATAATACTTATCGAATAAGAGGGGGTAATGATTTATATATCGAGGATATCTTCGAAGGCGTTGGCTGCCTAAATGATGACGCTATTGTAGCTACTGACTTTGGTTTATTCTTTGCTGATAATAATAATATTTATCAGCATAATGGACGGTCAGCAGAGCCAATAGGTGAAGCTATAGTGAGGGGTGACTCTACATACTCCTGGCAAAACAGAGACACCTCTTACTATACTAGAGCTATGTATGATGCTAAGCGTAGAAGTGTTTACTTTACTTTTAAAATAGTTGGTTCTAATAAATATTATGTATGGGCTTGGAATATACCAAGACAGAGATGGGATATGTTTTCTTTTGGAAACACTGATGTTATTGGAAGTAATTCTTTTGATCAAGGTGATTACGAACCAAGAGGTGCATATCTTTTAACAGACAATAGTATAAATGTTAGTCATAAAGATTTAGGAGCTGGGACAAGTAAAATTACAAAATTTTTAGGTAGTACTGCTTCTAATAAAAGAGGATGGACTTGGGTTTCAAAAGATTTAACTATGAATTACGATACTCAAGAAAAAAATATTAAACAAATTTTAAGTTCTGATAGAATTAAAATTGCTACTAGTTTAAATGGAACGCTTCCTAATGTTGGTTCTCAATTAGCAGATACATTAATTAAAGGAACGTATAGAAAAGATGTTAAAACTAAATCTACGACATTAAAAATTCGTGTAGATTCAGTTAACTCAGTAGGAGAAGTAACTACAGATGAATGCAAATCATTGGGCATTCTATTTAAAACAAAAAGGAGTCCTAAGTAATGGCAACACCAGCTTGGCAAAGAAAAGAAGGTAAATCCCCTAGTGGTGGATTAAATGCTAAAGGAAGAGCTAGTTATAAAGGAGGCACACTAAAAGCTCCTGTAACTCAAAAAAATCCTAAAGGCAAAGCAAAATCAAGACGTGCAAGTTTTTGTGCTAGGATGTGTGGAATGAAAAAAAGATTGACTAGTGCTAAAACAGCAAATGATCCT